AAAAGAAAAGTACGGAGACAATTGGCAGGAAATATTAAAATATCCACAATGGTAGTTACAATTATACCCACAATAGGAAGAGATACATTAAAGAAGGCAATAAGGTCTGTTGTAGATTGGTCTTGGGCAGATTATTGGTTTACATTCCCAATTGTAGAAACAGGAGGCACAGCAGGTGACAATAGAAATAACGGACTTAAAAAAGCTGAGCTAATAAAACCTAATTGGATAACTTTTCTTGATGATGATGATTATTATAAGAAGGAATGGTGGTATGAGTTAGACAGCAATTACGATATTGTAATATTCCGAATGAAACAAGGTGAGGCAATTATCCCAGATGCAACAAATGAATTAAAGTTTGGCAATGTAGGGATAAACTTTGCCCTTAATATGAATAGAATTAAATGGGAAGACCTTCCAAAGTTTGACAATGACGGAGAAGGTGAAGACTGGAGGTTTCTGGAACAACTTCTTGAGAAATATCCCAAAGTAAAAATAACTAATGAAATATATTATGTCGCACCAAAAAGAAACTACAATCAATAATCCATTTATAGACTGGCAAATTGCTTTTGATAATATCCCAAACAAAGACCAGATGACTGTGATTGAATTAGGTTGGGGTGAAGGTACAAAATATTTACTCAAAGAATTTAAGAAAGTGATCTCAATAGAATTATCCAGATACACTTACCCATACACTCAGATAGAAAATCATACTTATATAGAATTACAACCAGAGACAGACACCTTAATTAAAGATGATGTGTTAATAGAAAGTCTTGGACAAAATAGACCAGAGTTTCAGTCGGAGATAAAAAAACTAATGGCAGAAATTAAAAAACACAAAGCAGATTTTATCTTTGTAGATTTTGGATTTCATTTTAGAGGAGAGGTAGCGCAGGAACTTATAGACTTAGACAAATATAAATATATAGCCTATCACGACACTAACTTTCCTTACTATGGTTATGATAACCTCAGTTGTAAAAATTATATTAAGCAGGAGTATAAAAAAGGACAAGGAACTATAATTTTAAGTAAATAAACCACTCCCCTGTCCCCCAAAACCCCTCTCCCCTGGCAAAAAATAGCGGAGAAGTGGTAAAAATGACAAATGGCTTAAATAAGCCAAAAAGAGAGACACCCGATAGGGTAGGGGAGTGCTAAAAGGTTGTTTTTGATATACCCACTCGGTAGGGGAGTGAGTAGGGGAGTGGTCACTATAAGCTCACCCAATACTCACCCATTACTTCCCCACTATATAATCATTATTGACAAACAATATACTAATTGATATATTGATAACAGTTAACAATAATTAAAACATTATGCCTCTTAAGAAAGGTTCATCAAAAAAAATTATTAGTCAAAATATTAAAACTGAAATTAAATCTGGAAAGCCTCAAGCTCAAGCTGTAGCGATTGCATTAGCCAAAGCTAAAGGATATAAGAAGAAAAAATAATTATGCGAACTCAAGAAGAGAAAGATAAATTATTTGAACAAGCATTAAAAATTGCTAAAGAAAAAAGATTGATTTTTGTAGAAGAAGTTATTGCTTATTTGCCAATTTCTAAACCTACCTTTTATGACTATTATCCAAAAGACTCTAACGACTTTAACGAACTAAAGAGAGTTATCAATGACAATAAGATAGATATAAAGCAAGGGCTTAGAGAGAAATGGTATGAGTCAGATAATGCAACCTTGCAAATGGCACTTTATAAATTAACCGCACGAGAGGAAGAAAGAAAGAAACTTGCGATGAGTTATGTTGATAATACTACTAAGGGAGAAAAAATAAACGGAATACAAGTAGAAATAATAAGAAACAAAGATGACAAACTCGAAGCAGATCATAGCGATTAACCTTGAGACTGGCGAAGAAGTTATATTTAAGTCTAGAATAGAGATGGCTAAACATTTAGGTGTAGATAGAATGACCGTGACTAGACAACTTATCAACAAGAATAAAATATTATTAGGAATTTGGAAATTAAAAAACCCACAGAATACAGTTATAAAACATATAGCTTGGCAATTAGAAAATAAAAAAATAAAACAATGTCCAAAATGTAAAGCCACCTTGAGTTTAGACACTGTCCACTGCCCTATTTGTTATACTAAACAATAATGACCAAAATACAAGTCACCCCAGTCTTTGAGAAGAATTGGGATGCTAATACTAGAATAATTGTTAATCAAGGAGGAGCTAGAGCCTCTAAGACTTATTCTATTGCACAGAAATATATACTTAAATTATTGCAAGAAACAGGTAGAACTTTATCTATTGTAAGAAAGACCACCCCAGCTCTTAGAATATCTGTGATGAGAGACTTTCTCGAGATATTAGTTAATATGGACTTATATGATAGCTCTAACCATAATAAGACAGATAAAACATATACACTTAATGGAAATCTAGTAGAGTTTTTTGGGATGGACGACCCTCAAAAGAAAAGAGGAGCTAAGAGAGATTATCTATGGCTTAATGAAGCTAATGAATTAACACTAGAAGATTGGAGGCAATTATCTATTCGTACAACTGGAGAGATAACCCTAGATTATAACCCTTCAGATGAGTTTCACTGGATATATGATGAAGTAATGACTAGAAATGACTGTACATTTATAAAGTCAACATATAAAGATAATCCTTTCTTGCCACAGACACTTATAAATGAAATAGAGAAGTATAGAGAGCTTGACCCAGCTTATTATAGAGTATTTGGAATGGGGGAAAGGGGAGCTAGTCAATCTACAATATACACCCACTGGAAAGAGTGTGATGATTTGCCAGAGGCTTATGATAATAAATGCTATGGCATTGACTGGGGATTTAATCACCCAACTGCTGTAGTAGAAGTAAGAGAAAAAGAAGGTGCTTTTTATGCTAAGCAGATATTATATCAGTCAGGCCTTAATAGTTACTCCATAATAGACAAATTGGACGAATTAGGGGTGGATAAAACAGCTAGAATAATAGCAGACTCAGCCGAGCCAGATAAGATAAACGATTTATACCGAGCAGGATATAGGGCAGTGCTACCAACTGTAAAAGGTAAGAATAGTGTAGCCAGAGGTATAAAAGCAATTAAAGGACACCCGTTATTTATAACATCAGACTCAGTAGACGGGATAAAAGAGATTAGATTTTATAGATATATGGAGGATAAAAACGGCAATATATTAGAAGATCCAATTAAGGTTAAAGACGACTTTTGTGATGCTATGCGGTATGCAATAGATTATATGGTAGAGAGTAAAGTCTCATTTGCTAGAGTATATAATAATAAACCAGCTGGATTTTAACAATATGACACAATACCCTCCACAAAAAGATGTACAGAGATTGGCAAATTATGAGAAGTATGAACAATTATTTTTAGGACAACATCAGGTAGCTTTTGCAGATAAACTTAGAGATTATGCACCGCAATTCTCAAGTACTGCCGCTAGATATGTAGCTCTTAATTATCCTAGAATGATTAGCACAGTTTCAGCTGACTTGCTTTTTGAGGAGAAACCTAGTCTTATCTTGGAATATAATCAAGACTTTGTTAATACTTTATTTTATGAGAACTCCTTATGGGTACAATTTTATGAGAATGCTTTAAGTTCTAGCTATAAAGGGGATTGTGTAATGCGAATTAGAGCTGAAGAAGGTCAGATTAAAATAGATACAGTTAAACCAGATGTATATTTCCCAGTATATGATGAAAATAATGTAAATAATCCAGTTAAAAAACATGTTTTAGCTTATGTTGTAGAGCAAGATGACCATAAAATGCTTATGGTTGAGGAATATTACAATGAGGGATATATTGAGACTGAATTATATGATTTCAAAGATGGACAAATTGGAGGTGAATTAGATCTACAAGCATATTATCCAGATTTAGAGCCTTATGTAGAGACAGGATTAAGTAAAGGTTTCTCACTTATCCACCACATTAAAAACTGGGGTCTAGCAGGTAAATTTTGGGGGATTAGTGACTATCAGGACTTAGAGGACTTATTCTTTGCTATAAATAACAGGTTATCTCGTAATGAGCATATCTTAGACAAACACGCAGACCCTATATTAGCAGTTCCAGAAGGTATATTAGACCAGAATGGACAAGTTAGAAAAGGAGATATTGGTGTAGTAGAATTACCACACAACCCTATTAGTGGAGAAGGTAGTATGCCACAGTATATTGTATGGGATAGCAAATTAGAGTCATCATTTGCACAGATTGACGCTTTGTTAGAGCAATTATGGATAGTATCTCAGATGTCCCCTAGCTTATTTGGTATAACTAAGTATGGAGTAGCTGAGTCAGGAAGAGCTTTGAAGTATAAGTTAATTAGAACTTTATCTTTGAAACATAGAAAGCAAATGTATTGGGATAATGGGATAAAAGCAATTATTCAATCCGCTATTGAGTTTGCAAGAGTAAATGGATTAAAATCAGATACATTGACAGCTAAACAAACAGAAGTTCCACAGATTATCTGGAAAGATGGATTGATAGAAGACCAGTTAGAGACAATTCAAGCTGAGAAGGATAAATTAGATTATGAATTGACCACTAAAGAGGAAGCTATTAGCAATATAGACAATATTAGCCAATCTGAAGCTATGGATAAACTAGAAAGAATACAAGCAGAGATGACAGCTAAAGCTAAAACCAATCCTTTTAATTTTGGAAGCGTAGAAAGCAACAATAATAACAACGACAATAATAACAACGACGAAGAGGACAATATAGAAGACTAAAATATGGCACAGATAAAGCCAGAAGGTATTGTACAATCAGATCCGCAAGTTAAACTAATAGAGGCTATTGTAAAACAGGCTTATTTAGACATATTTCAATATATCCAGTCTGGTAAAGATAGTCAATCAGTAAAAACTAAGATAAAAGGTTTAGAAAAGATAGTTGCTGAATATGATTTAGATTTACAGGCTTGGGCAGATGTTAGTGTACCTGGATTGTATAAAGAATGGATGGACAATGCAATCAAACAAGCTATTAAAGACAATATTGTATATACCTTTGAAGATAAATTTGCAGACTTTCATCAGCAGACTATACAGCTTATAGTCCAGAATGCTTATAAATACACTCAAAAGATAGCAGATGGATTAGAGGAGGCAGGAACATCAGCTATAACCGCAGAACAGGCAGAAAAGGTGGCAATACAAGTGGCTAGAGGTGAAATAGCTGGGAGTGACTTAAAAACTATTGCTAAGAATGTAGAAAATGAGCTAAGAGCCTCTTCCCTATCCGCTATCACTTATAAAAATAGTAGAAATGTATCTGTAGACGGTTATGCTAGAACATTAGCTAGAAGTATATTGACTGAAGCTCAGGTAACTGGTATCCAGAATACTCATATAGAAGAAGGGTACGATCTAGTACAAGTATCAGACCATTTTGGAGAATGTGCTATTTGTAGACCGTGGGAAAATGAAGTGTTATCTTTAACAGGTAGAACTAAAGGTTATACAACCTTAGACAAAGCTAAGAATGCAGGATTATTCCACTCTAATTGTAGGCACTCTATTTCACCATATTTTGAAGGCTTAGCCTCTGTGTCTCAGGTATATGATACAAAGACCAAGACATATCAACCTAAAGAATTAGTAGAAGCTCAAAACTGGGTAAAAGAAAAGGGGATTAGAGATAGTACAGACACAGTCACTCAAGAAGCTAAGAAATATATTTCATCATCTGAAAAAGAAGCATTAAAACTTATTAAAGCTGGAACAACTCCAGCACAATTTGGAGATTTAGATATTCCACCTGGTGAAATTATAAAAGCTAACCAAAGATATACTGGACTAAGTTTATTAGCCGATTATGATAATGCAGAGTTAGCTCAAGATTATACTTTGGCTAATAGAATAGCTGGAGTAATTGTAGAGTCTAAAGACCAAAAAATAATGCCATATAAAAATACATTTTTGCAAAGATATGACGCAGATCTAGCTAAAAGAAATCAACCTAAGATCCAAGAGAAAGATGTTAAAGATATACTTAAGGCTTATGAGCAATTTACAACTAAGATTGGGATACAGCAATACAATAATATTAATGAAGCAGTCAAAGCAGGGGATAAAGCTAAATTAAAAACAATTATAACTAAAGAAAAGAATACAGAAATAAAAAACTCACTCCAGAGAATGTTAAAATACATCTAAAAGTCTCATTTAGTATAATCACCTCAACGGTTAGCTCACGATACGAGCGATTATCAATAATTCAACACTATGGAAGAGGAGACAAACACGCAACCTGTAAGCGATAATACAGAGGAGACACAAAATGAAACAGTACAAACTGAAGAAACCAAAACGATTAGTATCCCAAAATCAAGGTTTGATGAAGTCAACCGCGAGAGAAAACAGCTACAAGCTAGGCTCGCAGAAATTGAAAAGAAACAAGCTGAAGAACAGGGAAACTATAAGGAATTGGCTACAAAATATGAAACAGAACTAAACGAACTAAAAAATTCATATAAACAAGCAAAAATTCAAAGTGCTGTAACATCAGAAGCCTCCAGATATAATCCTCAGGATATAGATGTGGTTATGAAGTTCATTGACCAAGATAGCATTCTAGATGAGTCTGGTGATATAAACACTCAAGCATTAAGCAGTGAGTTCACTAGATTAAAGACAGAAATGCCTTATCTATTCAAAGACAGTAAAATACAAAATGCTGGTAACTCCTCAGGGGGAAACCCAGAAAAAAGCAATGCTCCTATCTTTAAGGAGTCACAGTTAAGAGATAGTGATTTCGTAGCTAGAAATCTAAAAGAAATAACTGAGGCTACAAAAGAAGGGCGAATATTAACAGGACAATAATTAAATTCCCATTATGGCTAATGAAATAACAAAGTCATTACTTGACTCATTCATCCCTACAGTTGCTGCCGCTACTGCTATGGAGACCTTAAAAGAAAGAAGAGGGCTATCCCGATTTGTAAATACTGACTTCTCAAATGAAGTAAGACAATTCGGAGAAGCTGTAAAAGTTGGTTTCTTAGGAGACTTAGGAACTGCTGACAGCAAAGCTGCTGGATCTGCTTATGCTTTCACAGGACCTGCTGACTCAGATGTAACCATTACACTTGACCAACACAAATATAAGAGCGTTTTGATTGAAGACACTGGACGTGCTTTAGCTCGACCTGATGTATTACAAGCATATATCAATGAAGCTATCTTCTCAGTCTTGAAAGATATAGATGTATCTATTGCTACCTTAGGACTAAGTTTCTCAAATACAAAAGATGAAACTTCTGCTCACTATGATGATATAGTAACTTTAAGAGAGACTCTAGTTGGAAACAAAGCTCCAGTTGAGGGACCTTTCATTTATGCTGTATCTGCTAGTAAGTATGCTGACCTTTTGAAAGATGATGACATCAACAAAGTATTAAACTTTGGTGGAGCTGTAGCACAGACCGCTAACCTACCACAAGTTGCTGGAATGTCAATCTTTGAGACTCAGTTAATCCAAAGCGGAGGAAGCCCAGTAAGAAAGTACAACATGGCTTTCCACAGAGATGCTATTGGACTAGCTATCAGACCACTTCCAGTTGATGGAGATGGAATGGGAGTAAAGCAAGGTGTATACAATGACCCTGTATCTGGATTATCTATCCGATTAACAATGGGATATGACAATTCACTAGGTGGAATGACTGCACGTGCTGAAGTTCTTTACGGAGTAAAGATAATGAGACAAGGATTAGCAGTAGCTTTGAAAGAAGTCTAATCTACCCCTACACTCATACTATTAAGAGCTTGAAATATAGCTCTTTTTAGTTTATACTGATAAATATAATTAAAAACACTATATGAAACCAAAAGTATACTTCTCTACTACTCCACTTAAGACAAAAATAGGTGGATTTGGCAATGTAGCTAATGGCTGGTATGATTTATCCCAAAAGAAAAGCTCTAAGATAATTTTTGACATAGAAAATGATACTCAAGACATAGGATTTCTATATCATCAACCTTGGCAAGTGCCTACTCTTAAGAATTGCAAGAAAAAAGTGGGATATTTTATGTTTGAGTCCACAAAATGCCCTCCAGACTGGAGAGAATATATGGAGCAATGTGATGTAGTGGTTACGCCATCAAAGTTTGCCAGAGACATATTTTTTAACCAATTTGGCATTGATAGCATTGTAATACCTCACGGAATAGACACAGAGATGTATAAATACCAGAAGAGAGAGAAGAAACCTTACTTTTGGTTTTTACATTATAATGGATTTGATTTTAGAAAAGGGTTTGACATTGTAATAGATGCCTTTACTGCTGAGTTTGGACAAGATGAGCCAGTCAGGTTGACTATAAAATCATTTAGTGGAAATAATTATCCATATTCTAACCATAAGATAGATACAATTATAGGTGAAAGCACTAGAGAGGAATTATTAGAGTTATTAGGTAAACATCATTGTTTTGTGTTCCCGTCTCGCGGTGAAGGTTTTGGGATGACACCATTAGAAGCTATGGCTACTGGATTGCCAGTTATTATCCCGAATGCACACGGATTGGCTACATATTTTGATGATAATTATTGCTATGGGGTAGATTATCAGTATTCTAAGGCAAAATATATGCGAGAGGACTATGATAAAAATGATTTAGGTATATGGGTAGAGCCTACAATAAAAAGTGTCAGAAAACAGATGAGACAGGCTTATAATGACTGGAAAAATGACACTGGACAATATGCTAAGGGATTAGATAAAGAAAGGGCAGAATATGCAAGTCAATTTTCATTAAAGAACTCATTTGAGCA